CAACGATGGAGATCGACGAACTACAGCTTGGCCTTCGAAGAGGGCTTCGAGGCTAAGGCTGATGATGAACCAGAGGCAGTGAGAACCCCAACTGATGCTTCGAAAAAGCGGCCCGAGCCTTGTCGGAATTTTGGGCAAAGCCGTGTCGGAGTTTTGGGCAAAGCCGTGTCGGAGTTTTCCGACAATAACCTTGTAAGTGAATCTGTAAAAGAACCTACGCGGGCGAAGGAAGGCGACGTGTTCGATGAACTGGAGTGCGATGAGGACTTCGAGAAGCTTTGGTCAGCACACCCACGACCACGCAACCGGGACCGCTCATGGCAGGCGTGGCAGATGCTGAGAGAGGCGGGTGTGGCCAGCGCGGTGATGATCCAGCAGGCGCAGCAATACCGGATAGCGAGCCGCAAGATTGGCCAGCAGTATCGCTGTCCATCGGACCTCTGGCTCGAAGAGCGGCGATGGGAAACCTTCGGTCAGAAGGCGAGTGCGCAAGCGCCAGCTTCGGCATCAGCTGCGGGACACCCGACGAACGGGCCTGAATTCTGGGCGGCGAAGATCACGCAGGGCGGATACGTCCCGCCATCCGCGATCAGCCAAGGCCTTGCCCGCGAAATGGTCAGCGCAGGGCTGGTCAGCACCGACCAGCTGCGCGGCGTCGGCGTCTACCTGTGACCGGATCGGCTGGGACACGCGCGATTGGCAGGCCCCGGGGGTGCCTAACGATCTCGGGACGTTCATGGGGACCGGCGGGGGGAGGTTCGCGCAACATTTGCGTTAAATAGGCTTTTTCAATAACTTAGCAGACAAGTGAGATCAAAAATGATGCATCAAAGGATTAAAAAACCTACGTTGGATGACCGTCCGCCTCTCGATCGGTGGCGTGCGGACGAGGTTCTGGAGCCGAACGGCGGTCTGTGGGGCATGAAAGCAATCTCGCGATACCTGGGCGTCTCCGTCGACACCGTGCGCCGGTGGGTCAACGACGACGCCAGCGGCCTGCCAGTGAGCAAGCCCGCGGGCCGTTGGTTCGCCGAAAAAAACGAGCTGCTGGCATGGCTGCGCAACAAGTGATGCTGCACTTTGCTGCATCTTGCTGCACTTTGCATATGTTTTGCTACCTTCCTGACGGCGTATTGGGCGGGCCATAGAATGGGATATGAAGCTCAAATGGCCATTTTCACGCTCGGCGGTCACGCCTGAAGCCAAGTCCCTCACCTCGCCAGACGCGGTGATGGAGGCTCTCTTCGACCTAACGCCTAACACATGCGGCATTTCGATAGGTCGCGCCGGTGCCTTGCGGGTGCCAGCCGTCGCCGCTGCTATCCAGTTAATCTCGGAAGCCGTCGCCTCGCTCGATGTCGCCGTGAAGCGGATTGAGGACGGTGTCGAGGTCGATGTCGCCGATCACCCAGCTCTGGCACTGTTGCGAGACACTGCCAATGACTGGACATCCGGCTTCGAGCTGATCCGCCACCTCGTGATGGATGCCCTGATGCTCGACGTAGGCGGCATGGCGTGGGTGAATCGGGTCAATGGTCAGCCGCGAGAGATCATCCGATACCGGTCAGGCCTGATGAATTTCGACATCGATACCGACACTGGCGAGCGCTTCTACCGCCTCTCTACCACCAAGCTGTCTTCCAGTGACGTCATCCACCTACTGCCGCCGATGGGGCGGGCCCCGCTCAGCCTTGCCATGGAGGCAATCAGCATTGCGGTGGCGCTCGACCGCCACGCCGCTCGCCTGTTCACTCGCGGGGCGCGTCCATCCGGTGCGCTGAAGTTCCCAAAAGGGATGGGTGAGGAATCGGTCAAGAAGGCCCGGGCAGCTTGGCGAGCAACCCACGAAGGCGAGGATACCGGGGGCCAGACGGCCATCCTCTTCGACGGCGCCGAGTTCGAAGGCTTCACCTTGGCCAGTACCGATGCTCAGTTTTTGGAAAACCGCCGCTTCCAGATCGAAGAGATTGCCCGCGCTTTCAACATCCCGGCTCCCATGATCGGCGACCTTAGCCGCGCCACTTGGTCGAACAGCGAACAAAAGGGGCGTGAGTTCTTGTCCTACACGCTGGAGCCATGGCTGCGGGGCTTAGAGGGCGCTCTGCGGCGTGCTCTGTTCTCGGACGAGGAGCGGGCTACCCATGTGATCCGGTTCGATCGCGATGACCTCACCCGCGCGGACCTTGGTACCCGGGCCACCGTCATCAACAGCCTAATCGCAAGCCAGACCTTGAACCCCAATGAGGGGCGCAGCTGGATCGGCCTGCCGCCCCGCGACGGTGGCAACGAGTTCCTGAACCCCAATATTAGCGCCGCTCCGGCTGCGCCCAAGATCGAGGATGCTGGCAATGAATCTGAATGACATCGAGGCAGATGCGCAGGACCAAGATCGTGGTCGTGAATTCGAGTTGCTGGACCCAGTTACCGGCAAAGCCACAGGCATTAAGCTGCGCATTGCAGGGCCGGACAGCGCCACTCAGTCCCGTGCTCGTCTGCAACTGACTGACGATCTGGCTGGCGCTGCCGATGATGAGGGGCACATCAATGCAGCGGCGCGTGAAAAGGCCCGCCTCAACTGCCTCGCTCGCTGTGTCTTGGGCTGGGATGTCCAAGAGGATGGCACAGCCCTTCCGTTCAACCAAGCCAACGTCCTGCGCCTGCTGAAGGCAGCGGCGTGGGTACACGCTCAGGTCGACGCATTTGCGGGCGACCGCGCGGCGTTCCGGGGGCACGTGTGATGGAAAAGGCCTTCATCGAAACCAAGCTTCTAACAGATGCGTCTGGTTCGATCTCTGGCATTGCATGGCCGTTTGCCACGCCAGACCGCGTGGGCGACGTGATCGAGAAAGGCGCATTTTCCAAAGCTGCGCTGCCACTCCCCATGCTCTTCGGACACGACCAGAGCGACCCGATCGGCATCTGGGAAGAGGCCGAAGAGGATGAAGCTGGCCTTCAGATCAAGGGGCGTCTGCTAGTCGATGACGTGGCCCGCGCTCGTGAGGTCCGGGCGCTTGTTCAGGCCGGCGCAATCCGCGGTCTGTCGATCGGCTTCATGACCCGGAAGGCTTTCCCGCGCCCGCGTGGTGGCCGGATCATCAAAGAATTGGAGCTGCTGGAAGTGTCATTGGTGACAATCCCAGCCCATCCCGGCGCGAGGGTGACCTCGGCCAAAGACGCGGTGAGCGCGCTTCGCCTTGCCGTCGCATTGCAACGCGCCACCGCGCAAATTTCCAAGGGAAAAGCATGAAACACCTGATGAACACCTCGGCGCTCGTAGCGATGGCCGCTTTCGCCGGCACTGCGCAGATCGAGCGCAAAGGCGAGGAAGGGGCTGAGGATGACATTGTCACTAAGGCTCTTGAGGACCTGACCAAGACGGTCGACGATCGGATCAAGGAAGTCGAAAAAAAGGCTGATACGACTGACCTGCTGGCTCGGCTGGACAAGCTGGAGGTCAAGACAAACCGCCCGGGCGGCGGTTCCGAAACCAAGGATGAACCCTCGGCTGAGCGCAAGGCTTTTGCTGTCTATCTCGCCCAGGGTGATCACATCGAGGCCGAAGATAAGAAGGCCCTGAATGTCTCCAATGATAAGCAGGGCGGCTTTCTTGCCCCGCCTGAGATGTCCTCTGAGGTCATCCGCGATCTGGTCGAGTTCAGCCCAATTCGCCAGTTTGCCAGTGTGCGCGGCACGAGCGCGGACAGCGTGATCTATCCGACGCGTGGCGACATCACAAACGCCACATGGGTGGGCGAGATGCAGCCCTCAGATGAATCCACGATCACGTTTGGGCAACGTGAAATTCAGGTGCATGAGCTGTCCACCTTCGTCGATATTTCGAACCGCCTTTTGCAGGATGCACCGCAAGCCGAAACCGAAGTGCGGATGGCTCTAGCGGAAGACTTCGGCAAAAAGGAAGCGACCGCTTTTCTCTATGGCGTCGGCGTGGATATGCCTCAAGGCCTTATGGTGGACCCCCGCGTGCCCGAGATGGCGAATGGAAGTACAACAGAACTTTCGACAGATGCTCTGATCGCGCTGATGTATTCCATGCCGGCTGCTTACCGCAACCGTGGGGCATGGGGCCTTAACGGCACCACGCTCGGCAAACTGCGCACTCTGAAAGACAGCGATGGCAAGTATATCTGGCAACCCTCTGTGCAGGTCGGTCAGCCGGAAACCCTGCTCGGCCGCCCGGTGGTGGAGATGGTCGATCTGGATGACGCAGAGGCGAACAGTTCGCCTATCATCTACGGCGACTTCCAAGCCTACCGCATCGTCGATCGACTGAGCATGTCAGTGCTGGTCGATCCGTACACCCTCGCTCGGCAGCGGATTACCCGCATCCACGCGACGCGCCGTGTGGGTGGCGCGCTGTTGCAGCCAGCTCGTTTCCGCAAACTGAAAATGGCCGTCTGATCAGACCGCCTGAGGAGTAAGAAAAATGCGTGATCTTTATAGCAACATTGCCGTGTTCGCGGCCCTCGCCTCTGCTTCGCGCAGTGCGGCCGCGACCGGGGATACCGTCGATCTGCTGCCTGTCCGCAGTGCAGCCTTCATCGTAAACACCGGCTCGATCTCCGCTGACGGTGATTTCGAAGTTGGGATCGAGGAAAGCGACAACGGCCTGAATGGCTGGGCTGTCGCTCCGGACGAGCACGTCCAGACGGACGCTCCAACAACGCTTGAGGCTTCGAGCGTCTACCGCGTGGGCTATCTTGGCTGGAAGCGGTTCATCCGTCTGTCGCTGGCAAAGGCCGGAGGTACCAGTATCCAGATCGGTGCTGTGGCCGTCACGGAGCCTCTCGTCCGGCCAGCTGACGCCTGATGCCTATGCGCGCGCCTCGTCTTTGCGGTTGCGGCCACCGGATGCCCTACGGCGTCCAGTGTGCCTGCGAGCGGAAGGCGGCGGCGGAGCGCAAGGCACGTTTCGACAAGAAGCGGCCCAACAGCAGCCAGCGTGGCTACACGGGCCGCTGGGAGCGCGAGAGCAAGGCGTTCCTGCGGCACAATCCTTACTGCCAGAACTGCAAGACGCACCTCGACCTCGATACGCCCCGCGCTGCCGTCGTGGATCACATCAAGCCGCACAGAGGCGACCAGACCCTCTTCTGGGACAAGGCCAACTGGCAAGGCCTCTGCACACCCTGCCACTCCGGCGCAAAACAGCGTGAAGAGCGCAGCGCCCTTCGAAAGGAATCGAAATGACTATCTATGCCACTAATGGCGCGCGCCTGTTTATCGGTGCTGTGCTTGCCTCAAAGTCTGCCGATTTTGTCGTTGCAGATTTTCCTGTTGATGGTGCCGGCTGGGTCGAGATCGGTGAGACCGAAGGCCTTGGCTCCATCGGCGACGTTGCCACGGAAGTCGGTTTTGACGCCGTCGCGGCTAAGCGCACCCGTCGCCTGAAGGGCACTCGTAACGCTGGCTCCATGGAAGTGGTCTGCGGCATCGACTACGCGGATGCTGGCCAGATAGCCGTGCTGGCAGCTGAAAAAACGATATATGACTACGCTTTCAAGCTGGTGCTGAACGATGCCCCTCCGGGCGGCACACCTTCTCAGCGCTATTACGTGGCCAAGGTGGGCAGTGCCGTCGAGGCTTTCGATAGTGCCAATAGCGTCATGAAGCTGAACATCACTCTGTGGGTGAACAGCAACGTCGTCAAAGTGAACGCGGAAGCTGCCTGATGCTCTATGCGACCTCAGGCAGCCGGCTGTTTGTGGCAGACATCTCGACCTCGGAATTTCAGCCGGGGTCGAGTGGCCTGCCCGACACCGGCTGGGTTGAGGTTGGCGAGCTGGAGGCGCTCGGCCTAATGGGTTGCTCATGGGATATGGATGAGTTCGACGCTGGGGAATACATCAATCCGCTTCCTGAAGATCGAGAAATTGTCTCCTACAAGAAATCCCGCCGCAAATTTCCCATGGATGTAATCCTTGGTCTCGACCCTTCGGATGCCGGCCAACTTCTATTGTGGAAGGCCTACGCAGTAACAGATGCTTTCGCCTTCAGGATGATCTTTCCAGATGGCGTGACCAAGCGGACGTGGTGGGGGCTGGTCACAGTCATTTCCGAAGTTTTTGACACGGCAAACAATGTCATGCGGTTGCAGGTCTCGATCCTCCCGTCTGGCAGCGTGGTGAGGTAAAGCGATGTCTTTTTCTATGTTGATCAGTCTTGAAGATATGAAGGGCCACCTTGGCCTGACATCGGATCAGACTGAGGACGATGTTTTGATTAAGCAAAAGCTTGTTGCTGCGCAGCGCCTGATTCAGCGCCAGCTCGGCTATGACTTCGCCGCTCGCTTTGCAGCGGCTGAGGATGTTCCACCTGACCTGCTGGAAGCAATCATGCAACTGGCCGCTTGGTGGTTCGAGAACCGTGACACGGTCATCGAGCGCAGCAATGTCATGCCGTTCGGCGTACCTGACATCATTGCGGCAAATCGGGACTGGAGTTTCTAATGGCGGATGATGGGGGCCTTCTGAAATTCCAGCGTCGGATGGCGGCAGTTCCTAAGGCAGCGCGGGAAGCCATCAAGCCGGCGCTCCTGAAAAGCGGTGACGAAATCGCGGACATCCAACGCAGCCTTGCGCCCGATGATCCAGCCACGTCGGCACCTGATCTTAAGTCGAGTATCCATGTGACCGGCCCCGGCCAGCAGACGCCGCCATATTCTCAGCCCGGTGGCAGTAAGACCGTGCCAGAAAACATGGTCGCGATCACGGTGGGCAACAGCGATGTTCGTTATCCGCACCTGCTGGAATACGGCACCCGCAAGATGGCTGCTCAGCCATTTTTCTGGCCCGGGTTTCGCCTAGGCCGCAAAAAGGCTCTGGCACGTATCAAGCGCACCATTGGCAAAGCGATTAAGGATGCGCGGTCATGAATGTCGAGGGTGAGGTTCAAAAGGCCCTCAGGGCGCGCCTGATCGGAGCTTCTGGTGTCACCTCTCTTGTGCCGGCCTCCAACGTGCTGGACACGCATCAGCGCCCTGCACCTCGCCCTTCAATCGTCCTGGGCGAAAGTCAGTCCGTGGACACCGGTACCAGTGTGAAGCGAACACACACCCGCATTACCCATACCATGCACGTCTGGGTCAGCGAGCCGTCCCTTGAAGGTGCCAAGGGTATCGGAGCTGCGATTAAAACCGAGTTGCGGCGCGAGCGCCTGACGCTACCTGCGGGCCTGTCCTGTGCTGATCTGCACGTTACCAGCCAGCGATTTATGCGTGACCCGGATGGGGAGCACTCGCACGGCGTGATCAACGTCGAAATCTTAGTGTCAGAGGAACTGTCGTGAAGTCCGGGCGCCTGACAGAGAGCATCGAAATCCAGCGATCAACATCGGGCGTGAATGACTACGGAACGCCCGCTGACGTGTGGGAGAGGCTGACCTCGCTGCGCGCCGAGCGCATCGATGCGACCACAGAAGAGTTCATGCGCGGCTTTGGTGCCAGCGATGAAGAGGCTGTCGTGTTTCGTATCCGCTACGTGGAGAGCGTGACAAACGCCGATCGCGTCATGTGGAAAGGCCAGCCGTTCAACATTAAGCAGGTCACCCCGATTGGCCGTCGCAAGGGCTTTGATCTGCGCTGCACAAGGGTGATGTCATGAGGGGAATGAAGCCACAGATTAAGATCGAACGAGATGCTCTGGAAAACATGCCGGCACCCGATTGGCTGTCATCTGATGCCAAGAATGAATGGCAGCGTACGCTTCCTATTTTGGCACAGCGCCGGATCATGACTGAGGCCGATCTGGCCACCTTCGAAAATTACTGCATGGCGATGGGTACCGTACGCGAGATGGAGCGTGAAATCCAAAAGCTCGGCCATGTCCAAAAGGTCTACAAGGTCGATAAAGACGGACAATCTATGCTGATCAGCATGCGCAAGAATCCTGCGGTTAGTATCCAGTCTGACGCCATGACGCGTGGGCGGCTACTGGCGGCCGAGATTGGCTGTACCCCGGTTTCGCGGTCGCGGCCCACGATTGATGACAATGATGGTGAGGACGATCTGTTCTCAGGATGGGATAACTAATGCTGCGGCCTGAATGGCTTGCTGACGGCGCGGAGATCCCAGACCCGCTTGGCAAGGGTGAGCAGGCTGTAAAGTTTCTCCGGATGCTAAAGCACCCGAAGAGCAAGTTGCCGGGTCACGCTTTCCAGCTGGACCCGTGGCAGGAGAAGGTCATCCGAGCCATCTATGGGCCACGGGATGCTGAGGGGGAGCGGATTGTTCGCCGTGTTGTCCTGCTGCTGCCACGTGGCAACCGCAAAACATCCCTATGTGCCGCTATTACATTCCTGCACCTTCTGGGCCCGGAGCGAGAGCCGGGCGGTCTGATCATCTCTGCCGCTTCTGCGCACGAACAAGCCATGGAGCTTTTCAACGAAGCGAAGCTTATCATCGATCACGACAAGCGGATGAAAAAGCACTTGAACGTGCGGGATTACGTCTCGCGTATCAGCTGCGAAAAGGCCTCTACCCGATACATAGCCATCGCCTCTGACGGGAAAGTGCAGCACGGCAAAACACCCAAAGTGGTGATTGCCGATGAGCTACATGCTTGGGAAGGTCGCGGCGGCATGAAGCAGTGGGAGGCACTGGATTCCGCACTGGTAAAAGTTTCAGGCACCTTGATGATCGTTGCCAGCACCTCCGGGCGTGGGCAGGAAAATCTTGCGTGGAAAACCGTGGAATATGCCATCAAGGTCCAGAAGGGCGAGATCGATGACCCTGCCACTCTACCTGTCATTTTCATGGCAGAACCCGAGGACGATTGGCAGGACGAGGATATCTGGCATGCAGTAAACCCCGGTCTTGAACACGGCTATCCCGATATCAACGCCTACCGCGACAAGGCGCGAAAAGCCGAGCACTCGCCTTTCGACAGGGATAGTTTTTTGCAATTCAACCTGAACCGCTGGCTTGATCAGTCAACGTCACCGTTTGTTGACATGCACGTCTACGATCGGTGTGATCACGAGGTTGATCTCGAAGAATACGAAATGGTGCAGGCCCCCTGCTGGCTCGGTGTCGACCTGTCAAAGAACGATGACCTGACTGTTGTTGTTGGCGCGTGGCAGGACGGCGATGGCTACAAGATCAAGCCATGGTTCTTCTGTCCTGAAGATAAGCTCCGGGAGCGAAGTGAGCGCCATGGCGTCGATTACGTCCAGTGGGCGGCTGAGGGACATATCATCCCTACCCCGGGCAACACCGTTGATCTGCGGGCAGTAGAGGATCACATCCGTGAACTTTGCGCCCGATACAATGTTCAGGAGGTCGCGTTCGATCCTACCTATGGCCGGGTCATGATGGCCAACCTCAATGAGGACGGCATTCCAGCCGTCGAGTTTCGACAGGGCTGGGTCAGCATGGCTCCGGCTGTAAAGGAGCTGGAGCGGGCAATTCTCTCAGGCGGTTTTAGCCATGGCGGTCATCCTGTCCTGCGGTGGAATTTTTCAAACATTCAGGTCGAGACGCAGGGAACTGGAAACCGGATGTTCCACAAGGGCAAGTCCGGCAACAAGATCGATGGCGCGGTTGCCACTGCAATGGCAGTGGCGCGCGCTGCGGCAGGTGAGGAACAGTTCACGACTGGTTCGGACTGGTTCACCGAAGACATGTGGACAGCATAGGAGGCGATCATGAACGCAGGAATAGGGGCCGACGAACGTCTTGTCGTGATGCTCGAGGCTCGGATCAGCGAATTTGAGCGGCGCATGCGGCAGGCCGAAGGGCGCGGCACGCGGACTTATCAGGGCCTGCGCCGCGGGTCAGGGCAGGCTACACGCCAGATGGAAAGCGACATGGTTCGCGCAACCGGGCGGATCAATCAAGCGCTTGCATCTACTAGCAGCAAGATTGGCAGCTTTGGCAAAGCCTTTATTGGAGGTGCCATTGTCGGCGCGGCGACGGTGGCAATCGCCAGTCTGACACAGAACCTCGGCCAAACGGTCAAGACCGTGGCAGAGCTTGGCGATCAAGCCAAACGCGCCGGCGTATCCGTCACTGCTTTGCAAGAACTCAAATTTGTCGGTGATCAAAACCGGATCGGCATTGATCAGATGGTGGATGGCCTCAAGGAACTGAACCTGCGAGCAGATGAGTTTGTTACCACTGGCGCAGGATCGGCGGCGGAATCCTTCAAGCGCCTCGGTTATGATGCAAAGAGCCTTGCCCGCGATCTAGAAGATCCCTCAGCCTTGTTCCTTGAACTGATTGGCCGGATGGGCGAACTGGACACGGCCGCGCAAATCCGAGTGTCAGATGAGCTGTTTGGCGGCGGTGCCGGTGAGCGCTTTGCGGAACTGATCGGACAGGGAAAAGACGCACTGGAAGCCACGATCCAGCTTGCCCACGAAACCGGCGCGATCATGGATGAAGAGCTAATCGCGAAAGCTCAGGAACTAGATCGACGGTGGGCTGCATTGCAGACCCGCACCTCAACTTTTTTCAAGACGTTTGCGGTCGATATTGCGGACGCTGGTCTTAAGTTGGTCACCCTGCGAACGGATGTAGATGATCTGTTCCGGTCCCGCGATCAGGCAACTGGCATCCTTGGCCCGGGCGTCATCGAGGAGCTGGACGCAACCAGTGGCGCAGCGGATGCCAACGCCGTCGTGATCGGCCAGCTGCGCGGTCAGTATGAGGCTCTTGGCGATCAATCTCTATCGCTGGCCCCCCAGCTTGAAATGGCCGCGCTGACCCTTCGTAGCTTTGGTGATGCTGATGCAGCAACCGAACTGGCAGCGGTGGCAGCAGAGATGCGAACGCTAACAGGTGAGATGTCAGACGGCACAGTCGAGGCCGAGGATTTTGAAGGGCAGCTTGAAGCCCTTGTTGATCGCGCAAGCGCGGCTTTTTCAGCTATCGACGACATCGATCGGGTCCAATTTTCAGGCGTTATCGCCGGCATTGGAAGTATTGGAACAGCACTGAGCACAGCCATCGGTCTGGCTCGGTCACTGCGGGCCAGCTTGCCGGGTGCAGCGCCGAATGGGGTGGCAGGGCCAGTGACAGTTGCCAAAGACGCTGGCAGCTTCTGGGATGATCCTGCCAACATGAATTTGGTTAACCCGCGTACAACGCCGGCGCTGACCTCGATCCCGCGTCCTCAAGCGGCACCTAACAGTCCAGACTTCGGGATGCCGCCGCTGCCGGAGGATGTGGCGACAGGCGGATCGAAGGGTAGCTCAAAGAGCGGCTCGTCAAAATCCGCTGGCAGTAAAAAAGATCGCGATGAGTTCGCGGAAACTCTCAAGGCGCTGCAACAAGAGACAGCCGCGCTTGAAGCCGAGGCAGCATCGCTTGTTCTGGTGGCCACCAGCGGCAAGGACTACGGCGATGCCCTTGAGTATGCTCGGACCCGTGCAGAGCTCCTGACAGCCGCTCAGGAGGCCGGGAAGGCTATTACGCCGGAACTGATGACACAGATTGAAGGATTGGCTCAGGGCTACGTCACAGCCGGTCTGGAGGCCGAAGCGGCAGCAGAGAAGATGCAGCGTATCGAGGAGCAGTCCAAACGTGGCGAGGAAGCCTTGTCCGGTATGTTCGGGTCGATCATCGATGGCTCGATGTCAGCCAAGGATGCAGTGATCAAATTACTGGCCGAAATTGCCAAGGTTCAGATCATGAAGGGCGTGATGGGGATGCCCGGTATGAGCGCTCTTTCCGGGGGCTTGGGCAGTATGTTTGGCTTTGCAACGGGTGGATACACAGGCACAGGCCGGCGCGATCAGGTGGCGGGCGTCGTGCACGGCGGTGAGTACGTCTTTTCAAAGCAGGCCGTCGATCGGATCGGGGTAGCTCAGCTTGAAGGGCTACACAAAGGAGCTCGAGGTTTTATGAGTGGTGGGCTTGTGCCTGGCTGTGAAGGCGGTGCGGAAGTATTTATCACAAAGGATGAGAAATGACTGTAATCGCAATGATCGTAAAGCCTGACGGCTATGTGCTTATCGGCGCAGACGGTGCCGGCACCCATCCGGAAACCGGGCAGATTATTGGTTCTGTGTCCAAAATTCTCACATTGCCAAATATGAGCGCGGTCATTGGCATCTCCGGAATGGGTGGCTTCTCAAATCTTATGCAGTGGTTCTTGCCGCCTCATGTCACTGATTTTGATGGGCTGATCGAAGTTTTTGCTGAGCTGGTGCAAGTCACTTACAACCACATCGTTTTTAGCGACATTGCCGCATATGGCATGTTCGATAGTTCTGTCGTCGTTGGTGGATATTCTGAGGCACGGCAGAAATATGAGGCATACCGCGTCGTCACGTATCCCAAGACAAGCGCGGTAGCGGCAGGTGAAGAGCGCGTTTTGGAGCCTTTCGTGCTACACCCAGTTTCAGACAAAGGCATGTGGTCATCTACTGGACCATCCGTCGAGGTGATGAAAAGGTTCGGGGTTATCGACGGCCCGGAGGGGGATGATGATGCTGCGCTAATTACGCGGATGATCTGCGCCAGTCGGATGGAAAGTGGCAAGGCTGTAGATCAAGGCGTTACATTCAATGCAGGATGCTTCGTCCAGATTGCTATGATGCAGCGTTATCATTCTCAGTCGTGGATTGCTCATATTTGGCCTGATGATGTCATTGGCAAAACGATTGATCCTATGCTTGGTCAGCCGTTGCCTGATTACCTAATGGATCACTACAATGCGCAGACTTGAGATTCAGCTCTGCGCTGTAATCCGAAAGCAAGTCTTAAGGCAGAAGTTGAAGGTTCCTGAGGCTGGCCAAGTACTGATGCAGGCCTTCATGCGGATCAGTCATGCCCGGTCTTGGAGTGCACATGCGCCTAACCCTATCAGCTTTTGCGAAATCGAGGCATGGTCACGTCTGATGAACGTTCCGCTTCGGCCGATCGATGTTGCTATCATCCGATCTATGGACAGCGCATTTATCGATGCTTGGATTGAGAAGCGGGATATTGGAGAGGTCGACGGTGTCAAACGACTCCCGCCGATATCTCAGCAACCTATCAGCGCAGCGCTGTTCGACGTTGTCAGCAGCTGATCATCGAAAAAGCAAAAGGCCCCGAAGGTTTTCACCACCGGGGCCTTCTCAGCACTGACCTGAAACTTGCGCTCGCTTCGTCGGCCAGTGGCCCTTGGTAGGGTCTTAATGCGGATGCCGAAGCATTGCCGCCACAAGCTTCATATAGAGTTGTGTAGACGTTTTGTCAAAGAGTAGAACCGAGGCTATGGCCGATACAGGCGAGAATTGCGTCCATGTGAATCGATGAAAGCGTGTTCATTTGATAGATGCGCTTTCCTGTTCGATCTTTGCCTAGCCGTAGTAAATCAAGCCTATGCCAACCAACTGCGCATACCATGTCCGCCTTCACCCATCGGGGTATATTTCCCCAAGGCTGTGGAAGCGTGAAAGGCACCATTAGCTCATAATGGTAGGGCATTTTTGGGTTTGGATTTGACGTGCTCAGCGGCACAACAGTGCACAAGCCATACCTAGCTTGGATCGGTGGCGATACTACGACGCAGAGGCGGTTCTTAACCATCTCTGGTTTTCGAAAACCTTGTTCGAAATTCGCCGTAATGATCGTTCCCCTCAAGGGGTGATATTTGATGGGCATCTGTGAGTTTTTGGCCCCAATAGGTTGTGCATGATAGGATATACCTTCCCCGCCTTGCGTGATCCACCCCATCCGAAGTCGCGACTGCGGCAGCGAAACATACGACATAAGCCACAGAGCCAGTTGAAGCCTTGCTAACAGACGAAACCGGGCCAGTCCGCGCCGGTCGGCGCTTGCCGCATAAGGGGCTGCTTCGCCCGACACGGCCCGTCCCGGTTACCATCTGTAGATCATAAGAAAGGATAAAAAATACAGCTTTGAAAACGTTTGGTTTTTTATGGCACCCCCGGCAATAGCTATTGCCGGGGGGTAGGCACTCTAGACTGCCGGGGGGTAGGCATTGCACTTCCGGCCTTTGGATGGTCATTTCCACTTTCCGGAATTGACACCTTGTCGAGGGTGCGGCAGTCTATTTCCAGTTATTGGAGGCCAACTACTCAATGTCGAATTTCCCGCCCGTAGAAAAGGCTCCTAAAGGCCAGTGGGTTCAAACCGAACGAAAGGCTCATGAGTCGTGGGCAAAGCTGATCCGTAAAAGCCCTCTTGCGGCGCAGATCATGCATGTCCTGACAGCACGCTTAGGGTCCCACAACGCCGTGGTCATAAGTCAGAAGAACTTAGCCCGTTTGGTCGAGGGTTCCGAGCGTGGTGTGCGAGATGCGATAAAGTTGCTGGCTGCCGATAACTGGCTTGAAATTCGTCAGATTGGTGGACGCGGAACGGTCAATGCCCACATCATCAATGATCGGGTTGCGTGGTCTGGTAAGCGTGATGGTATCCGATATAGCTTATTCAGCGCTGCTATTGTCCTTTCCGATGATGAACAGCCCGATATTGACCAGCTAGAAAATCAGGAGCCATTGCGGCGGGTCCCAAGTATTTTTGGGGGCGAGCGGCAATTGCCCTCCGGTGAAGGTCTGCCCCCTCAATCTCAACCGTTCTTCGATGGCTTGGAACCGGACATGCCAGCTACTCGGCAGCGCGAAGATGAGTGATCCATTTTTGGCGTCGGCTGCACAAAAATTGTCCACGGATGAACTAGGGCTAGGTCACGGTGGACTGGCGTCGACTGATAAAATGGCCTTCCTTGACCTGATAACATCACTGGCAATAGCACTGATATGACACTGGCAAAGCTGACACCACAGCAGGCAGCGGATAAGGCGTCCGTATCACGCGGAACCATTATGAACGCCATTAAGGATAAGACTTTAATTGCCCTTAGGGACAACCGGAACCGGTGGCAAATTAACCCTGACAATCTGTCAAAATGGATGGCATATCGATCTGATAATATCAGTGATAAGCCTGATAATTATGACAGTAAGTTAGTGCCGCAATCTGATGAAAATGTCATACGTATCGCGGTCTTAGAAGCCGAAGCTAACGCAAAGGATCAACGGATTTTGGATCTTGAGAGCGACCGGGATAGTTGGCGCGAACAGGCACAGCAGTTGGCGCAGAATAAGACGCGGCGTTGGTGGCCGTTCTAAGCCTACACGCACTATGGTGTGACAACCTTTGCGCGATCAAAAAGCGCGTGACGTATAAGTCATAACACCCGTTATCGTTCGGACGATTACCTGAGGTTGAATCAGAGCATGAGCGAGAGAACGGCCAGCGGCCCCTGAAGGGCTTGACTGATACCGGCGATGTGGGGCAGTTTGTCCGTGGGCTTAAGAACCTGGACGATGATAGACCGCACTCTTATCGAGATAAGCTGACCTTTGGCGAGGTCGGCCTGCGGTGAATTGGATGCGCTTGGCGGCGCTCCTCTCTCCGACAGCATATGTCGGGGTGCGGATGCGATGCAAGACCCTCTTAGGGGGAAAAACATCCGGCCTTTCTCATCGAAGGTTCTTAACACCCCGGCGCCAGCCTGCTGCTGGCACAGGCCTTAAGAAGCCGCAACGATGAGAATCAAAATGACAAACACATTGAACAACCGTGCCAAGTTGGCCGTCGATGATCTGCATGAAATCCACGACTGCATTGCGCTTGCACTGGATGCCAGTGAGCGCCCCGGGGGCTACACCCAGTCCGAAACCGAGGCGCGCTCCTATCTCACAATCGCAATCGAACAAACTAAAGCTCTTATGAGCGGTACGATCGGGGGTGCAGCATGAGCAGCGCCCTAACCCGCCGCGCCTTGTTAGGCGCTGTTCCTGCGGTCTGCGTAGCCCCGTCTATTTCCCTCGCTTCGGCACAGGTCGATGCGTCTCAATCTGATCCGGTAGTGCTATTGTATCGACAGTGGTCGGCTGCGCGTAAGCATTGGGTAAGTGCGCTTGATGTGAATTATGAGGCTGGGCGTATGCATGATTCACCTGAGGTCGATGAAGCTTATGATCAAGAGTATTTAATCCACTCAAAATTGATGAAATGCTTAAGCGACGGGCCAATGACATTTGACCGCATGGCTATAATTGCGACACTTCTATGGGATGAGGTCGGCCCTGCCGCTCTTGAAGATAGCGAAAGCTATCAGGCACAGCTCGAGTCTCCAGTGAGTTTGATGATCATATCTCTTTGGCAAGGTGCGACCGGGCGTGACGGAATTCCACGCGTCGTTGATATCTAAAGATCATATTGACATTATAAATGACAATAAAATGGGAGGAGTAAACTTTTTACTCCTCCCATTAAAAACAACAGCTTACGATAAGAGAAAAATATATATCGATTTGCTGTTCCTTTGTGAGCAAATATCTGATGAGTATTGCAATACGGCTATGCAAGTTATGGTCGCATAGATTGGATTAGGAAAGATGCACATCAATCAGGCCGCAGACTTCATCGCTATAGCTCTCAACAGGCCAGCTCCGACGATGCGCATGATCGCACGTATGGGAAAGGTGGCAGGCTACCTAAGGTCTGGTGCGCGAGGTGTAAACGCACCCCACATGAACGCCCATGATCTGGCCAGCTTCATCATCATGCTGATGAGCGCACCTGACAGCCCCGCGGCCGGACTTGCGCGATACGAGCATTTTTCAAAGCTCGCCTGGCATGATGAGGACGGCAATCCCAAGACGGAAATCTCGCCGAACTTTCATATGGGGCTGGTGCTTCTTCTCGAGAAAATTGCAGAGCAAACCTTTGAAGTAGCGGAGAGTAAGCATTGGAACGTGACGTTGTCGCTGAATATTTCGCGCGCAACAATTTACGAGCAATTCCCTGATGCTGCCGAGGATGAAGACCATGAACGAACCCATTGGTTCTGGAAGGTGGTTGATGATCCTAAGCGCCCGGCGATCAATTACATGCCGTATTTTGGCCTTGGTGTGGAAGTCGAGCTTAGCCTGCTTCCGATGTTCCGGATGTGCAAAGTCATCCTGAAGGGCGAGGACGATCCGCTGCCTCATATCCGTTCGATATTCGATGAACGATACCCAGAAACCTGAAAGCGGCCGGGGCGGTCTAATTTTCCAGACCAACCCGCCCCGGCCTTCAACCAATTCCTAAAAGAAAGAATCGATATGACTGCGATTTACACACGTTTGACCGCTTCCGATACTCTCGGGTGCTCTCAGTGGGGCCGACCATGAGCCACATTGCGACAAACTGGGCGTTCAAAAATCGCCTTTCGGACCATACAGCCAGAATTGTTCTTCTAGAGCTGGCAGACTGCCACACGCCAGATCGCGGATGCTTTGCGAGCAAGACTTACCTGCAGGAAGTCTGCTGTATGTCTTTAGATGAGCTGAACGACAAGCTTGAATGGCTGTTCCAGCAAGGGTTGGTGAAGTGCGATTGCCTTAGTGGCTATATGAGATTGGGGCGTGAAACCACCTACCGTTTCAGGCTGGCATTCGAAGCGGACTTTGAAAGGGATCGTGATCTACCTCCAGCTTCGAGTGAGTATCCGTCATGAGTTACGTCGCTAAAGAATGGGCTAAGAAGCAACGTGGTTACCCGACCTGCAGTAAGTTGATCCTCTTGAGTCTCGCGGTCTTTCATAAGCCTGCAACCGGCTGCGTTTTGCGTGATGGATTTCTTTTTGAAACAACAGAAGTCAGCTCCCGCCTCTTCAATCGCAACTTTAAAATATTGGAAGAGGCCGGCCTAATCAGGCGGTCCCGCTACTACGGGTCGAAGCGGACAGACGAAAAGATGACGCGCTACCACTTGGCGTTTGAGGCTGATTTTGGCGATCCAAAAGTTCCGGAAAATCCAGCGGTGCAGCCATGAGCCACGCAGCGACAACTTGGGCTCTTGAGCTTGAGGGACTGAAATCTGCTGAATTTCAGATCTTGGTCAGATTAGCCGACTGTTACAATCCGAAGGAGGGTTGCTTTCCCTCGCAGGCGTGGCTGGCGCGCCGCTGTTGCATGAACCGCGACACACTGAATGTTTACCTCAAGGCACTGGAGAAGAAGGGCCTCATTCGTAGGGGAAAGCGCTTCGATCCAATCAAGCAACGATGGAGATCGACGAACTACAGCTTGGCCTTCGAAGAGGGCTTCGAGGCTAAGGCTGATGATGAACCAGAGGCAGTGAGAACCCCAACTGATGCTTCGAAAAAGCGGCCCGAGCCTTGTCGGA